CGAATGGTGAGGATATCATCTTTTTTAAGAATCTTGTTTAGTTTCTCAAATGCTCCTCTGAGTTCTTCATTGCTATTGCAATCTAGGATATATTCCACTTCAAGTTCAATTGGTTTTTCTTGTAGAAAATTGACCCTAACACCAGCCCGTGCAGGAATGGTTGTTGGGTTAGTTTCACGACCAACCAATCCTCGGCCTGATACCTTTACTTGGCGATACTGTGGAATTGCGTCCATCAGATCAACGCCATTTAGTGTGATATTGTCAGAAGGCTTAATTTTAGCCTTACTACTGTATACTGCTACCATTAAAACCTCCTATCAATAATAGTAGTTAAGCCGTGATTGGCTTTGTTGCGTGTGCGTGATGTCTTCTACTAACTGACCGAACTCTCTTTGATTGATAATAACTTTCTGATTTCCTTTACGCTCAAGTAATTCAATTACCTTGCCCAACATCTGAGCTTGCATATCGGAGAACTTGGCCATAATTTTTTCAAAACTTTCGGAGTCAGAAGACTGATTGTTGTTCGTTGTAACAGTTGTTGTTCTAACGGAGTTTATCTTTTGGAAGAACGGGGAGTTCTCAGAGAATTTCTCATAACCAACACCGTCCTTGTAGTGAGGGAACAACTTCTTTGTCATACTAGCCCGTAAGACTTTAGATCCTCTTGGCAGTGACAACATAACGTTACGCCCTTCAGGGATAAACGCTTCACCACTTGGTAGTGTTACCAACTCACGATACAAAGGCCCGCTTTCGTCATTGACTACAGCCATACCGCCCTTGTGGTAGTTCGTACCTCGTTCATAACCAAACAGACGACCGACACTATTTACAACCCTGTTCACTACTTCTGTAGCCGTGATGGTTGTATGCCAGAAGGTTGGGATAGAACGGATACCATAATCCGCTCTTCCTGCAGCATCAATAGCGCTTGAAGCATCTGCCGTGATTGGCTTGGTAGGGCTACCCAAGGCATTCCATTCACTTTGCTTATTAATGGCTGATTGTCCAGCGTTTAGCGCATTAGATGAATCTGCAGTAATAGGCTTGGTCGGACTGCCTAGAGCGTTCCACTCGCTCTGTTTATTGATGGCCAATTGACCTTGAGAGGTTGCATTTGAAGCGTCTGCTGTAATAGGTTTGGTAGGAACACCAAAAGAGTTGTATGCTCCGAGAGCACCTACAGCTATTGCAGAGCCTTCAACAGCAGAGCTTGGATTCACTTTGATTTGTTTTTCTTCGGCAGGCAGTCCATTCCACTCTGCAATCTTATCTATGGTTAGCCGTGTATTTAATATCCCGTTCTCTGGATTCACTTTTAAATCTTTAGGGAATGGATTTGTTGCATCCCATTCAGTAAGTGTTTGAGTAGAGCGATTAACAGCATTACGAACTTCTGTATCTTTTGCGACTAACTCTTTTTGTTGCGGAGTCAATAAGTTCCAATTATCCAATGCGGACTTGGCAAGAGAAGCTTTACTCATGACTTCCTTATTATCCATCAATAATTGTTTAACTTCAGCAGGCATACTATTCCAAGTTTTCAAGTGGCTTTCACTATCAAAGATAGCTTGCAGTCCAGACTTGCCATCTACTATCAGCTTCTTCTCTTCGGGAGTCATTTCATTCCACTTGCCAGATTCAACTAACGCTTCCGCTATTGTCGCTCTAGCGTTGGTGGTGATGTTTGCGTTTTTTGCAATGAATTTGAATTTCTCCCAACCCTCAGCAGATTTAGTAGCTTCTCCAATCACTTCTTTTACATTTGATTTAACAGTAAATGTACCGTTTTTATCAATGTTCCCAACTAAGAGAGACCAAGCGTCGTTTGCTTCTCTTGTGCTTTGAGACATATCTTTCGTATACTTAGCCAACATACTGTGAGAATTACCAACTTTAGAAGATGCCTCTGATGCCTTCTTGCCAATCTCTTCGTAAGAAAGTCCATACTCTTCTAACGTCTTCTTGGCTTCTTCCCAATAGTTCCAGCTTTGGCCTGTTCTAGCTTTTAGCTTCCCATCTAAAGCCTGCATGACTTCGTAATACTTCTTACCGATACGCTCCATAGTAGAGGAGTGTTCGCTTTCCAAAGTAGCGAGTTTGGTATTATATTCTTTCTGAGTCAGAGCCTTTTCTTCCAATAGGAATTTAAGTTCTTCCTTAGATTTCTGATAATACTTATTCTCGGCTTTCATAGCTTCTTCAAGTGAAGCCTTGCTCTGTTTAAGTTGTGTCTCGTTAAGTTGGTATATTTCTCCATTCAAAGCTGTCAGGATTGCTGCTTGCTTCTTCTTGGAAAGGTGCATAACATCTAACTTGGCTTTGATCATTTCGTTCTGAGCATTTAAGACGATTTCTTTTTCTTCTGCTGAGAACTTGCTAACATCACCGTTGTGGCGCTGGTAAATCTCATTTACCTGATTCATCATGGCCGATGTGTTATCCACAACAGCTTGGTTGTGTTTTCTAGCATTCTCTATTTGCTCTTCACTTAGTCCCCATTTCTTGGCTTCAGCTTCTGCTGCAGACTTAACAATACTGTCGTACATATCCTTAAAGGCTTTACTTACCTTCTCAACACCATCAGCTTGATTCACAAAGTCGTTAATGGCGTTCTTGGATTCATCAACCGTATTCTTGAATTGTCTAAGTTCTCTCCGCTCAGTATCACTAACCGCAACACCAAACTCTTCTGTAGCTTCTCTAGCTTTATCCTGTTGATAACTTAAATAAGCCAATCCACCAGCTAAGAGAGCCACACCAGCTATAACAGCACTTGTTGGATTGAACAGAGCTGTAAGTAATGATCCTTTGCTTGCTAGACCACCTACACTTTCCGCAGCAGTTGAAGCAGAACTTCCAATCCCTGTGAAGGAAGAAGCGATTGAAGCTATACCTTCTGTAGATTTGAAAACTCCTATAGCAGATTTAATACTGCCTACAAACTTTGCTACTCCGCTTAGTGTTTTTCCAAGTGCACCAGTTAGCAAACTGAGAGCGCCTGTAAAAGGACTGACTGCTGCTGCTGCAAGACCAAACTTAACAATCATTGTTTGAGTTTCTGGTGATAATTCTTTAAACCAATCGATTACCTTGATTCCTTCTTTTAAGAAGTCATTGATGATTGGCAATAACTTAGAACCGATTTCAATACCTAGCACTTCAAACTCTGCTTTAGCTTTTGCTAATTGGTTTTGTGATGATTGCATCATCGTCTCGGCCATACGCTTGGTTGCACCGTGAGCATTTTCAGTTTCTTTAGTCAGATTACGCAAGGCATCTCCACCTTGTGCGATCAAAGCGTTGAAACCTGCTTGCCCTGTTTTACCTACTGCTTGAGAAAAAAGCGCTGCTTTTTGCGCACCAGTTAGACCTTCAGTGTTCTTGCGTGCTAAGTCTAAGACATCTGCAAGAGTGAGGTTTCCTGCCCTAAATTCTTCAACAGAGATCCCTAGTTCATCAAATGCGGCTTTCTGTGATTTGGTAGGCTTAACTAAAGCTGTCAGTACGTTACGTAAGTTCGTACCTGCTTTTTCACCTTCGATACCACGTTGAGAAAGCAAACCGACTGCCGCTGCAGTTTCTTCTAAAGAAATACCTGCGGTTGCCGCCATTGGGCCGACATATTCCATTGCCACACCTATGCTAGAGAAATCCGCTGCGGTCTTGTTGGCTACAAACGTCAAACTGTCTGTCACTCGTTGAGTGTCTTCTGCTTTCAAGTTGAACTGTTCAAGAATTGCAGTAGTTGCATGCATGACTGTCCCGAAGTGCTCACCAGAAGCTTTACTCGCTTCCAATACATGAGGCATTGCCGCCATCGTTTGATTGGCATCGTAACCCCTACGGATCATTTCAGTCATACCTTCGATAACTACGTCGGTAGACAAACCGTAATCAGTTGCGTACTTCTTAACAGAATCACTTAACTGCGTCATGACGCCAGTTAACTTAGTGGCTGGAACATCGTCTGCAATCAAGGCTTGAATAGTCATCATGCCGTTTTCAAACTCTGCTGCACTCTTGACTGCTGCACCAAAGCCAATTGTTAAAGCAGCAGACATACCTCTTGTAGCCGAACTAATTCTTCCCAGGCCTTGGCTAATATTAGTTAACCCTTGCCCTGCTCGTGCAATAACACTATGCTGTGAATACTGCTCCTTAATAGCGTTAGCAAGCTCTCCACGGTAAGCGACTAACTTCGCTTGACCTTCTTGGTAGCTTTTAGCCAATCTGTAGGACTGGTCTGTTAGTTCTCCCGTTGCGGTTTTACTTCTTTCAAAGTCTTGAGCTAGTTTGTTTTGATAAAGCGATTGTTGTTGGATAGCACCTTTTAGAGTGTTTATCTTATCACCGTATGCCCTGAAAGCTTCTGCCCCATTCTTGGCATACTTGATATGTGCATCACTGGTTCGGAGTTGCCTGTCATACGTTGCGATACTACGTTGAAAGGACTTTAGACTGTTACTTGATTCTGTTAGCTTTTGAGCAAAACCAGAATTGTCCAAGCCAAGGTGGACAACCATATTTCCTAATGGTGTTGCTATCTTAACCACCTCCTGTGCTCTTTATAAAGTCTTCCAATGACATGACTTCTTCTTTCTCTTCTTCCTCAACATCTGTATTCAATACAGCTATGAGGGTTTCAAAGTCTGTTTCCATAATGTCATTGATTGTAAATCCGCTACCGTTTGCGACAAGGCTTTTAACTAGTTTGAGGAATCTTTCTCTACCATCTGACGGGCTAACTCCTGTAGCTTTGGGTCTTCTTCTTTTCTCACTCCGATAGCTGTTAAGATGATATCGTCTACAGTTTCTTCAAGTTCCCATGCATTCAATCCATCAAGGATAGCTTTTGCTGTAACTTTCTTAGCTGAGAATAAAGAAGCGCAAAACTCTATTCTGTCCATCAGATAATCTTTAGGAGAATAAGCTTCACCACTTTCTAGCTTTGCTTGTAAATCCCAAAATTCCAATACCTTACGTGCAGGTACTTTGTCTTGTTCATACGTTACCTTATCATCGTTTTTGTCTCGTAAGGTCAACTTTAATTTTGTCATTGTGATTCCTTTCTAAAAAGAAAAAAAGATGGGTTGCCCCATCTTGTGCTATTAAGCAGCTTCAATACCAAGTTGTTTCTTCAACTCTTTGATTTTCTCTTCTTCTTTACCGATGTACTTCACAACGTAAGAACCTTTAGTTTCATCAGCGTCAGAAGCGATAGAAGAGAACTTAAACTTATCTCCATCTGGTTCTTCTTGTGAACCTTTCTTAGTCTTCATGTCAATGTCTGCAGCAGAGAATTGACCTTTGAAGAAACCAATGTAGGCTTTTTCACCAGCAAGAGTTTCAGATTCCAAAAGCAACGAGCAGTATGGAGGCTCTGTGTCATCACCGATGTATACCAAACCATTCTTTTCTTTGTATCCTAGGATTTTGTTAACTGCTTTTTCCAAAAGGTCAAGTAATGTAATATCAACTTTCACATCACCTACACCTTTGTTTGCTACGTAGTAAGCCAAGTCTGAACCAAAGGCTTTTACTGGATCGGAAGATAAACCAGTGATGTTTGCTGTTTGTGTAGCACCTTCTCCTTGCTTACCTTCAACTTTAAATACGTTTGTTCCAAGTGTAGGAGTATCTGGAGTACCACCAAACACACGGATAGTTGCACGTTTAAAACCAACTAATGTCATTTAATTAATTCCTTTCAATATTCAATATCATAGAGTTGAGCTGAACCACGGTATGTTCTTGCATCAACATACCGCTTCGTTCCCTCAAAGTATTCATCTAAGCTGCCAGATTGTTGAAAGAAGTTTAAATCTAACAAAACTTTCTCAACTTCTCTAGCTAGCCTTTTTGTCTCGTAGTAGTCACTACTTTCTACGTTAATCTGATAAGTAAAATGTCTTTGCAAGAACTTGTCACTTGCAAATGCGCTCTGACTAGGAGGATTCAATGGAATCAAAACAATACTACTTGTGTTTCCTGCTAGACTTTCTGGGCGCTGAAACATACCGATATACACATCTTCTAAGTTTAGCTTTTCCAATGCGTCGCAGATAACGTCTCCCATGTTCTTCATCTAGCTAATTCCTCCAATTTCTCACGCATGCGTTCAGCAAAAGGAGCTTGCTGTGCTTCTGCATACTGCCTTAGTTTCCCAAATCCTCGGATACTTCCGTTAGGAGGGTAGGTTTTACCATACTTAGTAAATCCGAACTCGTTCAAGTGTTCTAGTCGCCAACGTGAACCAGCTCCCCAACCTACTTTCGCTTGGAATATTTCACCGCCTATCTTTCTAACCTCTGAGTGAGTCGTCTCTTGCGTTGTTCTGCCTGTCCGTTGGAATGTACCCGTTACTTCTTTTAGGTCATTCTCTGCGAATTCTGCAGCGTAATTAATCGCTTCACGGCTAATGCGGTTTCTTCTTCCAGAACCAAGTTTGTTGTTTAGGTTTCTAAGGACTTCATCTACTCCCTCAACACTAATTCCCCACCGTTCCATTGAAATCTCCTTTCAACAGCAATGTGATGTATCGATCACTAGGGCGGATATCTTCAATTCCCCAAAGACCTTCATAAGCCTTGTTTTTGATGGTTACAAAGTGACTGTTCTTTGGTAAATAAGAGCCTAAAGGATTCCTTATGACGATTGTTACCGCACGTTGAATCCCTTTACCTCTCATAATCTCGATATCTTTTAGTGATGGGTTATAGACTTCTGCCCAAGCTTTGAACAATTCTTTTTGTTCTTGCGCTTGGCTAGGCAATCTTTCTTTTGGTTTTGCTGATGAGAAGATAACCATTGTATTTAGCTTGCCATTATCTACTTTTTCATCTTTAATAGATTTTTTTCTTAGCATATCATCCCTCCTTCAATGAATTGAGGAAGGTCTGTAGTTCAATTTCATCTGCATAATTCTTTTGAAATTCATCTAATGCATCATGGTAAACATATCTAGCACGCTCAAAGGTCAATTCTGTCAGCATTTCATCAAGTTCTGTCGCTCCGACAAGTGAAGTAGTGGCTACGATACTAGAGGTTAACATTCTTTTTAAGCGTTCATCTTCGTCTCCGCTTGTAATGCGCATACGTTCTTTGAATGCTGGTAGATTATCTTCTACAAACTTAACTGTATCAATAGCCATGCTTCTTTACTCCTCTACTTCTTCTTCCGCTTCTTCTACAAAGTCCATTGGTAGGGCGCTTTGTAGCGCTTTAAAGCGAACCTTAGTGGCTTCAAAGACTTCCCCTGCTTGACGGATAACGCCTGTATCGAAGTCTTCAAAACCTTTTAATACTCTAACCTTCATAGGCTACTCCTTTCTTATCCACCCGCAAGTGTAAGGAGTGCTGAAACGTGGTTGTCTTTCGCTTTACCGTACCAGTAAGACTTAGCAGTAACCAATTGCAAGTCGTCAATAGCCAATGTTTGATCAAACTCTTCCAACGCTACACCGCCTCCGATATATGCATCATAGCGGTTTGCTACAAAGGCAATGGCTTTACCAGAAGCAATAGCTTTAGATTCAACCAATTGGATACCGAATGGGAGAACTGCTGTGTAAACACCTTGAGCGTTCAAGTAAGTGAATTGTGCAACCAATCCATAGTAATCAGCAGGGTTCACAAGCAAGTAAGTTTGACCTGCGATGTTCAAGTAGTTCCCTTTGTCTGATACAGAAAGGTGTTTCATAACTGGCGCAAGAAGTTTAGCAGCAGTTTCAGGAGTCAACGTTGCAAGACTAGCGAGTGATTCTTTATCTGTGCTGTAAACAACTTTATCGCTTTGTACAGTACCTTTAGAAAGGTCTTTGATAAGACCGACTGGTTTAGATTCACCAGTTCCGTTTACGATAGCGTCTTCAAGAGCTACTGACATAGCTTCTTTGATTTGCTCCATAACGAATTGTTTCAACCAAGTAGCGCCAAACTTCAATGCATCTTTAGGGATTACTACAAATGCAGTCAGTTTGTTTTGTTCAAAACCTTTTTCTTCAAAAGTAGCGTCAAGCTGACCTTTGATTTCATCACTGATTTTACCCCATTGAGCAGTACCAGTTTCTGTTTTAACAGTAAGAGCTTTCAAACGTGCTCCAGCGTTTTTGAAGTTGATGATAGAAAGCAATGGATGTTCTTGAACCAATTCATCAAATACTTGATTTACTGTTTCTTCTGGAAGAAGCGCTCCATTCTTAGTACCAACATTCTTGTTGATCTCGTTTAAGAATTTGATTTCATTAGCAGACATCTTAGG